CCCTCTTAAAGTCAGCCCGTAACTGCTTTTTTCTAGTGAATATTGCCGGATTATTTCTTATAAATTCTTCAAGAGTTCCTTCGAAATATGCATCAACGAATGATCCAACCAACAATGCCTTTGTAACAGGTCTTGAATACTCTCCTTTAATTTCAGCCATCGCCGCAGCTTCGCAATGCATGAAGCTTTTATATTGCGATACGGAAAAATACTCCTTACTCGCTTCTATACTGTAATAATTCTCGTTATTTAGAATCATTATTTTTACCCTCTTCCTTATTTCCTTCGCCGAATACATCGCTGATTTCGCTATCATATACTGGAACTGCAATTTCAAAATAATCTTCTCTTTTTGCCATTCCATCATGTAATGAGCGATACACGCCTTTTAATCTGACAAAATCGTTCTCAGAAAAAGCTTCCGCTTTGCATCCAAGAAATTTTTCGATCATTCCGAGAGTAACTGAAAACTCGTCCTGAAAAACTTTCGACATCTTACGAACGCGATCAATCAATGGTTCTTTGTATCCGTTCATTAATGTTTGCTTACACTGTGTCACTGCAGCCTCTACTACATCCCCAGGAATAACTCCAAGAATGCATGCTCTCATTCTTCTTGCTCCTTGATTTGCCACCTGTTCATAGATATCCCTAGGATCTGTTAATGGAATTTTCCCTTTTTTTGTACTTCTTACATGAGGGACAGCAAAGATCTTTGTTTGCCTTGTGTTTGTTTCAAGATCCCACGCATAAGCCATGACGTGGCTTTCTCCATTTTTCTGCTCCAGCTCCATAATTCCAAAATCAATGTTCCCCCAATTCTGAGCCAACGCCTCAGCTAATCTAATTGATGGACCTGTAACTTTTGTTCCTCCTCTCGGATATTCGTACATGGCACTTTCTGCAAGCGTCACGCGTTGGCAATCTCTCAAAATATTATTGAATGCTACTACTCGATCCCTAGGAAATTTTTTTGCTACAATCATTGCAGCTTGAACTTCCTGAGCCTGTCTGTTTACCATCATCTGTGTTTGCGATGAAGGTTGCGATGGACTATTGTTTCCATTATTTCCAAAAAAATTAACTGCCATTTCATTCATGTGTTGTGCCTCCTTTTACTTATTTACTTCTCTTAATATTGGCATTGTATTTACCAACTCCCGAAAAAAATACTCTTTTGCTACGTCAGGAATTAATAACAGAAGGTAGCTTTCATCTTTTCCAGCAGTTTTTGCTTTTCTCCTTGCATATTCTACTAAGCAAGAAAACTCTACATCTGTAAATTTATATCCTTCTTTCTCCAATTCCTTTTTTATTTCTTCATAATCCTGCATCTGATCAACTCCCTCTCCGGACATTACGAATAAATATTTCTACAATAAATACAAGTGGAATAATCGCCCATTCACTTCCAAATGCAAAATGTCCACGGTCTTCGTATGTGATCCGTATGGTAATTCCCAATAATACGCATCCAACAGATAAAGCAACCCAGTGTTTTATTATTAACCTTTCTATCATCCTTCTCCCTCCTGTCTTACTTATAAAAACTATGATTTCCTATTGTGTAAAGATATTCTGTATTCTTTTCCATCCAAGAACTGCTACCGGTTCTGCAAAAATATAAAGCCCCTTCACTTTCATCCCATCCAGACTGCAACAGCTGATATGCCTCATAGCATTCTTTGTCTGGTTCGATAGTCCAATAACGTCCCCCTTTCTTAACTGGTGTAAACTGATTTTTTTCAAATACAATTCCTTTTATCGTTTCCGGAAAATCTACTGATGACATCCTGTTTAGAATAACCATCATTACATAGGCTTTTCCCTCTACTCCCTCGCCCTCTGCTTCTGCCATGGCGATTTTTAAAAGAATCTTTTTATCCTCTTCTTCAAAATTATGTACTGATTCTACCCCCTGAGTTTCTTCAGTATCATATATATCATCAGATGCTTGTACCATCTTATCCGCTTTCAATACAATTGTAATCTGTATTGCCAAAAACAACATCGCTGCATTAACTACTAACATTTTCAATCTTCGTTTTGTAATCATCTTATTACGCACTTTTGAATTCCTCCTTTTGTTTAGAAACAAATATCCCAAGGTCAATAAATGGCATATTATCAAGTTCTTTTTCAAGATCTTCATCTGTTTTAATTCCATACTGGTCATTTAGAACTTTTTTAAGCTTGTCCTTTAATTCCATTTGCATCTACTCCTTTTTTTGATATTTTTCCGCTAGGATTCTTAATTCAGAAATTGCCTGCGCAAGAGTTTCGAGATTTTTCACTATACTGTCAAAATCCTCCTGCTCATCTTCTGTTATCTCTCCATCAGCTGCTATTGATAAAAGTCTCTTCTTCATCTTTCTAATATCATCATCATCAAGACTGTTCAAGATCTTTACTGTAATTCCTTGTAATCCGCTTTCCTCTACAGCTACTGGAAGATTCCGCCCTATCGGGCATTCATATTTGCAGTAGTAGTTTTTTAGCTCTGGCATTCTGTATAAGTCTGCCATCATCACCACACTGTCCGGTGGAATATTCTTAGTAATCCCTAACTCATAATTTGCGAGTGTTGATACTGCAACCCCCAACAACTCAGAAGCTGTTTCTCTACTATTTAGCTTATCATTGTATTCCGCAGCCTTTTTTCTACAGGCAAGATATATATTTTCTTTACCTTTCATACAGCCATATTCCATTTTCTTCCTCCATGCATAGTTCTATAATTAAAATAAATTAATCATGATTCATCATCTGAATCTGAGATGCATAAGAAATCACTTATCCGCTTTCTAACTGGAACGCTTATGACACGCCCATTAAGCACGGAAGATACATATGATCTGTTGTATTCTAAATCTTCGGATAACTCATTAACAGAAATATCTTTCTGTATCATTGCTATCTTTGCTCGCTTACACCAAGGTGATAATTTTTCTGCCATATGCTCCTCTCCTTTCTTTACATATTGGTTGTTTTGTTTTAAAATGAAGATTGATTTAATCTTTATTATCATCTTTAAATCAATCTTTAAATTCATCTTACATTTGTTATATTAACTCATAAAAATGAGTAGGTCAATATATTTTCTCATTTTTTTGAGATTTTTTAAGGAGGTATTTATGTTCTACGATAATTTTAAAGATGCTTGCGAGCGCAAAGGCACTAATATTTCAACTGTTCTAGCCAATATAGGAAGGGCTAGTGGCAACACAGGGAGCTGGAAAATAGGGAAATTTCCTCGAATGGACATTGTTATGGAGATGGCAGAATACCTCCATATCAGCATTGACGAACTGATCTACGGAAAAGGCAATGCTCCATATTCTGATAATATAAAGACTCAAAATAGTGAGTTGTCCAATATTGATGAAGATTGGATTGAAATAATCACTCATATTCCGGAAGACAAACAACAAATATGCAAAGATTTTCTCCGTACTCATATGGTAGAAATAGAACCAGATAAATATTCAGAAGGAAAAAGGGCATAATAACTCCGGAATATTTTGAGTACCGTCGAATCCATAAGAATAAATAGGAGGTTTTATAGATGCCAAAACATGATCACGTAACAGTTACGCCTCAAGAACCACTTGTTCCTGAACGGGATGCATTTATTCTTGAACTCCAACGGCTTCTATCCTGTTATCAGCTAGCAAACGAAGATGATAGAGAAATCGTGTGGTCAGTTCTCAACAAGTATGTACATTTAATCATTTAATTACAGCCCCTATATGGGGCTTTCTTTATATTAGAGAGGAAATAAATATCATGGTAAAAAGAAAAACAGCAAGAAACGGCAATTTTGAATCCGTAAGGCAAACAAAAGTCGCTATTTACATCAGAGTGTCCACTACACACCAGATTGATAAGGACTCTCTTCCTATGCAACGAAAGGATCTCATCGCGTACTGCAGTCTCATACTTGGCACTGATAATTATGAGATATTTGAAGATGCCGGCTATAGCGGAAAAAATACATATCGCCCAGCGTTTCAAGATATGATGAAAAGAATCAGAAGCAATGAATTTACCCATGTTCTCGTCTGGAAAATAGATAGGGTATCACGAAATCTTCTGGACTTCGCTGAAATGTATAACGAATTACAGAAGCTCCGTGTTACATTCGTGAGTAAAAATGAACAATTTGACACATCTACAGCAATTGGAGAAGCTATGCTCAAAATCATACTTGTATTTGCGGAGCTCGAAAGGAACATGACCTCCGAACGTGTTACATCAACAATGATCTCAAGAGCCAATAGCGGTCTTTGGAATGGAGGTCGTATTCCATATGGATATGACTATGATCCAGACAGTATGACCTTTTCAATTCGTGAAGATGAGGCTATGGTTTGCCGTATACTCAAGGATGATTATCTCTCTAATAAAACACTTACAGGCGCCGCAAGAAGATTGAATGCCGCCGGATATCGTACACGAGGCAATATAGAATGGAGCCCTAATGCTGTGTGGATCATTGTTTCGAGTCCTTTCTATGCAGGAATATATAGATATAATAGATACAAAGGCACTGAAAATCGTACCATTAATCCAGAGGACGAATGGGTTATGATACCAGACCATCATCCTGCAATCTTTACACTTGAAGAACATGAAAAGATGCTTTCCATCCTTGAAACGAACTCGAAGCAAAGAAATTCTATTGGGAAGCAATGCAAAAGAATTCATACTCACGTGTTTTCCGGAATAGCCTATTGCGGTAAATGTGGGTGCAAAATGACTTCTACCCCAGGAAGGAAACACAAAGACGGATACAGAACTTCTAATTACAGTTGCCCAAAAAGGCGAAAATCACATTCTTGTGATAATCCTACAGTAAATGATATCATTATAGGAGAATTTGTAATCAATTATATATTGAATATGCTCAAATCAAAAAAAACATTTTCTGCAATCGATACACCAGAGCAATTGCAGAACGTTTTATTATCAGGAAGCACTTTTTCCGGAATAGATCATATAGAGACTGATGGACTGAATGATTTCTTCAATCTTTTATCAAGATATAAATCAGATGATTCTTTTGTATTCTCGATCAGGAAATCACGAAAGAAAAAAGCTGCTGTTAATCCAGAACTGGATTCATTAAGAAAAGAGAAAGAGAAGCAAGAACGTGCCATACAGAGATTGCAAGACCTATATTTATATTCAGATCACGCAATTACGGAAAAGGATTTTATATTACGTAAAACAGATATTTCAAAAAAACTGGATGAGATCAATTCCCAGTTGGGCATGATCACGAGTAATTCAGATTCCACACTCTCGGATGAAGATTTTATCAAACAAGCTAGTCATCTACTGATACAAAAAGAATTGCAAAAAAAAGATTATATATACTATAAAATTCTTGCCAGCAGCGTATCTCCAGAAGTCCTGAAAACTTATATGGACACAATACTGGATTCTATTTATATAATCGATGGAAAAATATCTTATATTATTTTCAGAAACGGATTGATTCATAAATTTATATATAAATAGCAAAAGCAGAGGATTTTTCCTCTGCTTTATACATCTTACATTTGTTAAATTGCGGTGTTAAACTATCAGCATCGCATCACCAAAACTGAAGAAGCGGTATTTTTCACGAACAGCTTCTTCATAAGCTGCGATCACATTGTCTCTTC